GAACAGTATCATTAGCACTAAATCCGATGTTTCTGAAGTCTCCGCCAGTAACGAACACACCGTCTGACACAGCGTTAGCACTAGCCAACACTGCTTCACTAGGACCTATGCCAAGTAAGTCTGCGACTTTTTGTGGAGTGGTGTAGACTATTGCATCAGGGTCAAGAGGGCGAGTCTCAGGCTCTCCGGGTGAAAATACTACAGGCATCTGTCATCCCCTTAACTAAGCCATGATACGATACATGATTAAATCTACTGCTCTTTCACTCCCAGATTGAAGTCCACCTGCTTACCACAAGTTCTGCATTTGTCGACCCAACAGAAGTAAAGCATACCGCAATGTTTGCATCGTGTGCCGCTACCAATGTTCAGGACATCGCCAGCATTCTTGTTACGGTTACGCTGCTTCATAGTAAACCCAGCAAGTGGGTTGTCTTCGTTAGTTCTAACAGAAGCACCGTAAGACTCGTCTAGCCTGATGCCACGCTTCTGCAAGCGTTTTATGTCATCAAGACCAAGGTTACCAAAAGATTCCACTTAACCACCTCAAGAAGTGGTTACGAATATGTAGATGTTACCTAATATCACATGCGGGTCTGCTGCTACAGGAGTATTGGTACTCATTGCAGTTACAATCGCAGTTTGTATAGCGGCTCTCTTAGTAGAGTCGTTAAAGTCTGCCTGTGCGTAAGGACCAAGTATTGTGCATGTTTTAGCCAACTAAATCACCGCCTAATCAGCGCTGACCTAAAGCCCACCACTTACCTGCTCTGTCTGTAGCATCATCTGTTAAATCTTCTCCACCTCGACCCACACTGATGTGTAGGACTTGTCTTGTTTCGTTAATAGAAACATCCGGTGAAACATCTATATCTACATCGTTAGAACCACTAAAATCATGTAGACCAGTAGCGGCTCCCCATACACAGATAGGTTTGTTGTTACCCAGATTCACTAATGACCCTGCTTCTAAGTTGATTGTTACACCTACTCCGCCGCCTCCGGCAACGCTGGAAACAACTCCAATTTTAGCAGAGTTCACATCATATATTGTCATACCCTTTGAAATTACTTCATGTGCGTTAACTCCGTCAACTGTGATAGCGGTATCGCCAATTACGGCTGTACCGTTAGTGGTTACAGGAGTTTTAGTTAGAGAAGTAAGATTAGCGCCTGCTGCCATTACATTACTCAAATAAGAACTGTAATCTATTTCTAATCCACCTTCTGTAAATGTACCTGTTATCAATGTTAAGTTACCTAGAGTAGTTATTCTTACATCTTGTTCAATTGTTGCTGCCATTATTCTTCAACTCCGTCTGTCTTTACGATAGTGTCCTCTTTTATAGTCTCTTCTACCACTTCTTCTGCTACAGGTTCAGAAACGACCTCCTCAACCACTGGCTCTGGTGCCGGTGGATTGAGGGTAGTCTTTACCTTATCCAAGAGTTTTGCTTTAGTAGCATACCCTGTTACGGTTACTCCTTTCTCTTTTAGCCATCCTGTAATGTCCTTCTTAGTCCAACCTGCATCAGGTAATCCGTCGTTTCCTTCGTCTACCGTGATACCTGCATCGCCTTCTATGAGTAGATTCTTAGGGCCCTTTTGTCTTGCCCAGTGTCTGTATTTGTTCAGCCACTCTTGGGAAACTTCTCTAACTTCGCCACGATGCATTTCTGTGTCGTCTCGCAATTTGAGATAAGGGTTAGAACCTATGTAGGTTATCTTGGGCAAGTTTCCTCACCTCAAGAACAGATTACCCACAAATTCATAGGAACTACTGGTGTACCACCTGCGGTAAATGTTAACGAGTCGTCAGTGTTTGTCTCTGTGCTAATTACTGCACCGACACCTGCTAATCCTCCGTTAGAACCACATATTACTGCGTGTATCTTACTTGCTCCACCGCCAATAGTTGCGACATCACCTGTTGCCATTACTGTAGTTACTTGGAAACATGCTAGTTTAAGTCCCGGTGCCGCTTTTCCATCTGTGTTAGATGCGTTAAAGCCTGTTAGTGAACCCGGATAAGAACCACCTGAGTTTCCATCTAGCCAGTTTGTATCACTACCTAGTGTTCCTGCATATAATTCCAACTCAAATAAGTTTTCGTATACACCTGCGTCTCCTGATTTTTTTGTTAATGTTATTGCTGCCATATTTAATCATCTCCTAATATTTTATTCTCCATTAATCCTCACTTCAAGTCACGGATAGAACCTTGACCTCCAAAGAAAGTTGTCCATATCTCACCCATGGTTCGGTAGAGACCTTCTTGTCCTAGTCTGTTAATGGCGAATGGGTCACCAGTCTCGATACCGGACTCAAAGTATTGTGTAGGCTTAGCAGTACTGTAGTATAGGTAGTCAGTATCTAGCATGTAAACTCTGCTAATTCCGTCTGCTTCGACATCCTTGGATGGAATGATTGGTACACCATTGTAAGTTGCTACAATGAAACCTGCTTCCATACCCGGTACACCTTTAACACCGTTGTAAGTTGGGACTACTCTCTTTTCTTCCATGAATCTTTGTTGACTTTGTAGTAGTTGTTGAAGTCTCATCAAAGTATCATATCCAGTTAGCATAACCTTTGGATTTCCACCTCTCTGCCAAATCTTTCTGAATAGTTCATCAAAGTGGTCAAGAGATAGAGTTCTGTTGGTAGGGGTACCAGAAACACCGTTAACCGACATCTCAGCGTTAGCCCATGCTGCGTTAGCCTCACGGTCTATTGAATAGATATCTAAGTCAGTTGCTGCACTGATGTGACCTGTTCCGTCTGCAATTGAACTTGTGCTGGTAGTTAGAGAGGCAGCGTGACCAGCGGTGACACGGTCAAGTGACTCGATATCATTACCTGCTGGGTTGTCAGCGTCTCTAAGTAGCATTTTGTTAATCATCTCTGCGTGGTGCTTACCCATTTCTTCTTTCAATACTGAGCGAATGTCACCTAGACCGTCATCCTTGTCGTTAAGGAAGATTGCTACTTCAGACATGTCGAATGAGTGAGCAACGGTTTTTGGCTTTGCTGCAACATTTTGGAAAGTTGGCTTTTGAGTTTCAGGTAGAGTACCGTTCTCTGCAATTCCACCGCCAACGGTAGCAGAAGGCTTAGCGGTTACTACACGCCATCCACTTCTGTCCCATGGCTTCTTAGGTAGGATAGAGAAAGCGTTGAACTCTTGGTTCAACTGACTCCATACTTTTCTACCGTAGATTGCTTGGTATGTTCCTGCTGTTGTGCTCAATAGAGGAGCATCTGCTTTCAATAGTTCTGAACCTGTGTAGGAATATCCCATGCTTTGTCCAGCACCGTAGTAGTAGCGCTCCATATCATTTACTGTTCTCATATAATTTCTTGCCATTCATATTCCTCCTTAGTTGGTAAATACACTCCCTGCGAGTCGGTGAACTTCATCCCAACTCATGCTTCCAAGTGCCTCAGTAGATGGGATTTCTACATTAGCCATATCACTGCTCTTACGAATTGTTGATTCTGGAGCAGCGCTTGAAATGTTATCGATTCTGTTGCTCAAGTCAGACAGAGCCTTTTCGATGTTAGCAAGAGGTGTTCTTGCGTCAAAGGAAGCGGCTTCTCTTGCTTGTGCTTCTTGAGTAAGTTCTTTGTTTAGTCTGTCAGCGAATACGCCGCTTAGGTTGTTCTTGAATTGTTCTTCAAGAGCCGCTGCTTTGTAGACTTCGTAGGCTGCTTCTACATCAGTAGGAGAAACTGTACTTGGGTGCAAGTATCCTTTTGCTACTTTTCCACCGCCACCGGAGTTAATTTTACCGACTGCGTTAGTAGAAGGAGAGCCACCTTCTTGGGCTCGACCCTTTACTTGTCCAGCGAAGTAATCAGCACCGTCACCAATTTGTTCTGGTGTGCTACCTAGATTAGCCTTAGAGATTCCGTCAAAGTGGTTTCTTGCACCGCTAATGTCGACACCTTGTGATTTTAGAGTGTTTTCCATCCAGTTCAAGTATTCACTAGAAATGACATCGGAATATTCTCCTTTTGCCATGTCTTCTTTGTGCTCAGCACCGTACATCTTTTCTTCTTCGTCTTTATCGGCCATTTCTTTCGCCTCGTCTTTTTCGTCTTTATCGTCTTTATTGCCTTCCATGTGTTCTTTAAGACCTGCTGGCATTTCACCCTTCTCCATTGCGTCTAGGCGGCCATTCAGTCTATCCAACACACTTGACAATTCTGTCATTGCATCTGTTTCTGTCATATCAATATCCTCCTTCAATATACGGAATGTCGCCTCCGGGTTAATACCTTTTTCACAAATGGTGACCTCATGTAGTTCCAGTTTGGAGATTTCTGTATAGTCACCATGTTGTTGGTCACTCTTTCGCATTCTCTTGAATGCTTGTCCTCCAATACTGAAACCTCTAAGGGCTCCTTTGCGAATCTCTTTGGCAACTTCTCTTGCCTTTTCTATGTCGTCTCGTAGTTTAATGACTACGAACATACCAGCGTCGTCGACACCGGATTTCCAAACTCTACCATCAGAGTCAGTGTAAGATGGAATAACACTTCCAACTTGTATGTTTGAGTGAGCAAGTTGTACATTTCGGTAACCATCTGCTTTCATGAAGTCGCCAAAAGCATTTTTCAAAGCGCCTCTGGTAATCAAATCTCCTTGCTTGTCTACCATCTCAACAGATGCGTATCCAGCGATTACCAAGTCATTATCAGCCTTGATTAAATTGATGCTACCATTGTGAGTAACCGGAGAGGTTCTCAGCATCGAACTGGCTGTCATCGTTTCTATAGACGACACTCATACTATTTAACTAAGTACGGAAAACAGCAGAGTCATCTGTTATTTCCAAAACACCTTCATCTGTAGGCACAGTCATGTGTTTAGGCTTGTCTTTTGATTCAGTTTCTTCATCTATAGAAGAGTCTTCTTCCATATCTCTAACATCATAATCAGGCATTGTCTTCTTGTCATGTAAATTAGTAGGCCCCATAGGTGATTCTATAGGGGTAGCGTAGTCAATACCTAATCCCTTAGTACCACTACTTGATTGACCTACGGCACCTGCTCCGCTTTTAAGCAACTTCTCTACTAACTGTAAACCCTTGACAAGTACCTTTTCCTTTTCTTGTTTAGCCCACCATTCTGAATCTTTAATCTTCTTAGGAGGTATGAGAGGCTTTCCTTCACCTTCTGTTTCGTGAACCTCAGCCTTATCCTCTTGTTCTTCGGCAGGTGCGGCTATCTGTACATCGGCCTTGAGTAAAGCACCAGCGACTGGTGCCCAGTAAGGCCTTTGACTTTCAGACATGCGAATCAGATAGCCATTAGATGCCAACGGGCTGTGCGCTGTCCAAGACTGACCTGACTGCGTACACTTGTATACGACATCACCCTGTGGCATGACTACTCTTATACCGCTACCTGCTCTATAGACTTCACACAGCCACTGTGAATCTTCTGCCTTAGCAAGTAGGCTGAGAGTTTCTTGGCTAACAAGTCCTTCGCCCTCGGCTTCTTCTTCAATTTTAGAGCCCGCTACAGTAAACAACTTTTGCCCTTCGGCTGTTTCCGACTCGCCTACATTACTGACATTGACTCTAACATGGTCGCCTTCGTTATACTTTTCATCACTGTCGAAAGCAGCGCCGACATCCATGTAAGTCTCACCGTCAGACTCCACTGCCCTATCACCTAACTCTTCGTCTTTGGTGATTGGACCAGTACCTAATCGATAGGTGTAAGGACCGTTGCCTCTTCTTTCTAATACTCTAAGCACGACATCATTACCCGGACTAAGTAGTACCCACTTAGGGTGGCGTAGTTCACCAGCCATGTAGGTTGAC